AATTATATCTCCATTCAGATCATAGATAAAATATTCTATAACATCTGTTGTAGGATTAAAAGCTGTTTCAACATTAATTGAAGTAATTAATGACTCGTCTTGTGTTGAATAAGACTGAGCTTCAAATGTATTAGGATCTATTGATGTTATGTTAACTAATTCAGCCATTATATACTTCCTGTTAATTGAGGATTTAAAAGTTGTTGTAAATCTAAGTTTTCTTGTCTCAATTGTGTTACTTCATCAATCAATGCTTGAATAGTATCATCGTCTGCTTGACTACTTCCTATATAAGCTTGAGATGTTTTTATAAGATATTCATGAGAATTTAAATCTCCAAACTTAGGTATTTGATAGAATATTTCTTGGTAATTTTGGAAAAATTCTGCGGTTGAAATTGAAGGTATTGATAAAGGAGAAACAGGTGTTGGTTCAACCAATTGAGTAAAAGAAGTATCAACAACTCTCTCAAATTGAGTTTTACTATAAACTGTTTTATTTAAATTTATTTGCTCAGCCATTATCCATTAATTACTTTAAAGTAATATTGATCATCAAATACTTGAGTTGTTCCTGCTATTTCTGATTTGATTAGAATAGAATAATATCTTTCTGGTTCTAAACCATTCATCCAAATATCAAAATAGCTAGAAGTTGCATCTGCACTAATTTGAGTATATTGAGTATCAAAATCAATTATCATCTCATTAGTATCTAAATCTTTAATAGCCCAATAAGATGCTGTTGGTAAATAATAATTATTTAAATATATAGAAGATGTTTGCCATAACTGAATTGGGAATTCAGGGCGAATATTTACTCTAAATCTATTAAAACTTTGAGGATAAAAAGTTCCTGGGTTTTGGGCTAGTGTTACAACTGCTGGGAGTGTATCTAAAATTGTTTGGGTTGAAGAACCTGTATCGAATGAGTAATCTCTCCAACTAATTTGTAAATCAGGAGGATAAATTGTATGTGTATCTCTTGAAAAATATTTTAATTCAGGTTGAACTTCTCTATCATTTATAAATTCAACTGCTTGTTTTAAAATAAATCCTTCGTTTGCTATTGATCCTGTAACCCAAGCTTTTACTATTTTTGTAACATCTAAATTTATATCTTTGCTATCCCAATAACCAAAAGTTACAGAAGAACTAAATGGATTTAAACTTGGATTTGAACTAGTAAAATACCAATTACCACCACCAGCTACTGCCCATGTTGTATCAAAGGAAGCTGTTACATTTGATGGGAAACTTGAAGTAATCCATTGTCCTCCTACAGATCCTGAATAAGTTCTCCAAATCCAGCTTGTACCATTAGTTTGGATAGGATCATCTAAATATCTACCAGTACCCATATCCCAAGCACCATAAACTGGGAAACATTGAACTGTTGTATTGGCTTGTAATCCTGTAGAAGTAGCAATAAAACACTGTAAATTGGCTTTCCAAGATCCGCTATCGAAAACATTTTGAGGTATTAAATCTAAAACGGCTGCTAAATCATCATTTGTAAATCTAATTAAAAAACGGCTAGTTTGTGGGTTTGGTAAAGAATAAGCAAAAGAAGTTTCAGTTGCTTCTATAATTTCATCCAACCCTGTATTCATATTAGGGAATAAAGAGTATAATGTTGCGTCTTTTTCGGGAAATATTTTATATACTGCCATTTCTTATTATAAATTTACTATTCTACCCTGAATATCTTGATCGGGATATTTAACTTCAAAAATAGAAGGATCTAAAGAAGGATAAATTACGTTTCCTATAGTTGCACCAGCAATATCATATGAATAAGGTGAATAACCTAAATTTTCTCCTACTAAATTACTAATTTGTATATTTTTAACAGTTTGTACACCTGTTACTCTATCTAAAAGAATATAAATATCTCTTAATACAATAGGTTGATTAATTTGCCAATTTTTAATAGCAAAATAATCTTTTAATGCTGTTATACAATCGAATAATACTTGATTGCTATTAAATTCAGGTAAAACAATTATATCAAAATTAACACCAATATTAATAATAAAAGCATCTTTAATAGAAACAGCATCATTTACCATTCTGTATTGAGATAAATAAGTTGTTAAATTATCTTTTAAAGCGGTCGATGCCAGTTGTAATTGGTTGTTTACATTAAATGATAAAACGTATAAATCCAATACCGAATTGGATTCACCGGCTGATAATGTTATTGCTTTTGTTGGCTCTATATACGCTTTAGAAATAACACCAAATTTAGCAGGCATTGAAAGTGATCTTACTAAATAATCATCTTGAGTTACGTTACGTAATTGAGTTGCAAAATTTGCAGAAGCATTTTGACGAATTTCTTCAATTGTGTCTCCATCACCTCCACCATCTGCGGCTTCAGGATTTGTTACTGCTAATGAATTAAAAATAGTTTGTGCTGTTACAGCATTAAGATTACTATTTAAGAATTTAACTGAACCTATTAAAGTGGTTAAATCGTTAGCTGGAACGTTTGCTGTAACTCCTCCACCTGTTAAATATCTAACAGTTAATGTTGTGTTTGAAGGAGCAATCCCATAAGTTTTTGTAAATATAAAATTAGCAGGAGCGTAAGCTGTTGTTAATTTCATTTTTTCAAATGGTAAACCTAAACCTACATTATCAGGATTAGGTATAATTACTTCATCTGTATCAGCTGCTGTACCTGCTCCGAATTGTAATTGTAATGAACCTGAATCTAAGAATCTTGAAATGAATCTTCTTTGAACTTGTTCTAATTGTAAAAGATAAGGAGTATCTCCTTTATATTGAGATAAGGTTGGATCGTTTGGATTTGTATTTTTTATTGATTTATAAATACATTCTTGAGCCAAATAATCTACTTCATACCATTCATTACTATCAGAATCAAAAACATCTAAAATACCTACAATTCGAGGAGCATTAATTTCTACAGTTGTAAATTGTTGAGGAGTTGTAAATGTAAACTCTGTGGTATTAATTGTAGAGGAAATTGCTTTTCTAGTTTTCTTTAAAAGATAATATAAAGGATTACCACTACCATCAACACTAAAAATTGAAGTTTCTGTAGGATCTCCAGAAGATGAAACTGTAAAATCTACAGGATCTTCTATTAAAAATGATACATTAGGATCAGATGTTGATTGAATTTGAGTATTTTGATTTACATATAAAGCATAATCAAAATCAGGTATGTAAGTTGATGATGAAATTTTTGAGGGGACTTGTTGATAAAAATCAATAAAAGTTGTTGCAACTTGGGTTACATTTGGTTTATAACCAAACATATAAGCTAACTCATATAAGTTATTAGTTTGACGAGCATATTGTAAATATGTTTCTTGAACCTGATTGTCAAGATAAAATGATAAAACGTCACCTACATAGGCAGCCATCTCCATAAACATCATTCCTACTGATGATGGAGTAAAATCATTATAAGTTGTAGGGAAATATGTGCGAGCATAGTCAACTAAACTAGCTCTTATTTCGCTAAAATCTCGATTAATATATTGAATATTTTTTCTTTTTGTAGTGGCCATTATGTAAATGCTAATTGTATTGTATCATTTAAACCTGTATCTGCAATATTGTATTTTAATACAACATTTATTTGATTGAATTCTGGTATGGAATCTATTGATAAATCTTCAATAACAACCATAGGAAAATATACCGAAAGTTGATATTGAATATCTTCTCTTAAAGACTCTGTATTACCTGAGGTAATTTGTTGAAATAAAAATGCTCTTAAATTTCCCCCAAATGTTGGATTTAAATATCTTTCATTTTGGTTTGTTAAGAAAAAATTAATTAAATCATATTTAACGGTATCTTTTGTAGTGTAAGTAGTTTTAAATACTCCCGGAACATTAAATGGTAAAGCAATACCAATACCTGTACTAGGTTTAGTATCTAATGGGAATATTTTCTTTGCTCCAAAAGCCATTATTTATTCATTAAAGCCATTATTTGGTCTAATCCAACACTTCCTTCAGGCAAAGCACCATTAATAGTATCTACTGCTTGAGGTTGAAAATTACCAGCATATTGAGAGTTAGCTACTCCTCCGTTTTGCATTTCTTCTAATAAACCACCAAACATAGCGCGTCTTTCAGCAGCATTTAATTGTTTTGGTTTTTCAATATGTGGTTGTGCGTAAGTATCTCTTAAAGATTCAGCTACAACTGTTTTAGGAGCACGAACTGCTTCCAAAAGGATATCTTTTAATTCCTCTTGAATAGCTTCTCTTACAGCTTCTTTGATTAAAATTTTAAGTTCTGTAGTTTTCATCACTTTATAAATATTTAAGTTTTATGTTTTTTATGTTAATTTCCTCTAGTTTTTATTAATACCCAACGGTTTCCATCCCATTCATAAACTTCTACTGTATCTCTTCCTTTTTTCTTTATTCTTTTTCTTTCTTTATCACCTACTTTTTTCCCAGCATAACCAAAAGGAAATAAATCTTGGGTTGGAGTAGAAGTAGGAGTTGTTGGTGTAGATGTTTCTGCTTGAACTTCTGTTGTTGGTACTGATACTGGAATTGTTGTTGCAGAAGCAGGAGCAGGTGCTAATGGATTTGGTGAAGAATCTGTAAGTAAATTATCTCTATCAATAATAAATTTAAGTTCATTAATTAATGTTTGACTATCTGTAGTAAAAGATAATTCTGTTTGGATTAAAACTATTCCTGAGCTGTCTTTTCCTATAGCTCTTCTACGAGTTACTGTAGGAGTATATGGTACTTCTTCAATTTCAATTATAAAACCATTGTAAGTTGTTTGGTTTTGAGTTTGATCTGCTTGTAATTGTGAATTTGCTATATCATTAATTATTTTAGATATTGGTTCTAAATTTGCATCTTTATTACATTTTTTAATATAAGAATCTATAATAGTTAATGTTTCTTTTGCTTTTAAAACATATTGACCAGTAAGTGAAATTACTAAAGAAGCACTACTTAATGTTCCTTGTATTTTAGCAAGTTTTGAAATTCCTTTATTATCAAATGTTGTTTTTCTAATAAATGTTTGAGCATCATTTAATGCAGAAGGAATTGCTCCTGGGATGGGTAATGTACTTACTGGAGGGATTTTTAAAGCGGCAGATATAGCAATAGATGCTATGTCTATAGTATTAATTAACCCTAATGATAAATTAAGAAAATCAGAAGCTCCTGTAAGAGATTTTCCTGTTTGGTCTATTTTAATTCCAATTTTATTTAAAGATTGAACAATATCATCTCTCTGAGCTAATAATTCTTGCAAAATTGCTGGACTTGGGCAAGTATTAACATCAGGAATATATTTTTGAATTAAATTTTGTAAAGAAGGTTCAATTATTTGGGGAATTTGTGAACTTAATCCAAATAATAATAATGGAAGTTTTGCAGCTCCTTTTGGTTTTAAATCATCAGGTAATGCTTTTTGAATTTGTTCCGCATTAACAGATTTTTGGCCAGATTGAATAGCTTTTTTCTTTAATGAAGCTAATTCTGTTAATCTAAGTTGATCTAATTTAGCTGGGTCTACCATTATACTGTATAATTATATTTTGATTTAAGTCCTTCTAAATTAGCTTGAATTGCTAATAAACTACTATTCATTTGAACTGCCGCTGTATTTAATTGGATTAAAAATGTACCTGGAGGTGTTGCAGCTGCTGTGGAACAAACTTGCATAAATCCTGAAAGGTTAGAAATTAATTGGTTTAATAAATTAACCGTTTGATCACCTAATAATAAAGGTTCACTTGCATTTTTAGATCCTAAATAAATGTTTCCAGATTGTACAACTACTGTTGGTGTATCAATATTAACTCCTTCAACGGCATTTAGATTTATAGATTTTTTACTACTTAATAGTATGTGATCTGTTGTTGTATTAAATACTAAACGACCCGAATTTAAAATAATTTGCTTTCCAGCATATTGATCAGGGGTTTGAGGAGTATTAGATTTGTAACTAAAATAATTAGTTGACGATGCTTTTAAAGGGATTTTTTGAGTACTTGTAGAATAAATAGAAGATTCATCATTGTTAATATCTTCTACTGTTGGTACCCATCCTTCTTCGCTTTGTGTTCCTTGACCATTTCTAATAATAAGAATAGGATCTCCATTTGTTCCTGTAGATGACCAATTATTAATGGTTCCCTTTACAGTAGAACCAATTCTTATACTATTACCCCATCTACCTTCATAAATTATATCACCTTCAAAAGGTAATATTGGATGGATATTAGAACGTTCCTTAAAAGTTTTACCTAAAAATATTTCTGTTGATTGATCAGTTACTCGTCTAACATTTCCTGCTTGAGTTTGAACATAATCTTTTTGTTGGGAAGCAGGTAATTCATTAGGAGCTGTTGGGTAAGCATTATGGTGAGGATGATTCCATAATGAAACCACATCAATATAATAAGCAACTGTATTAGAAGATATAGTATCAATATTAGTATCGGGAAGACCTATTATATAAACTATTTCATTAATTAGTGGTAATCTTTTAGAATTACCCATTATTGGTCTAGCAGTAGGAAGACTTGGAGATGGAATTGGATTATTTACTTCTTCGTATTCAATTACCCCCAAAGCATTCCATTCACCTAATTCTTTAAATCTTGGGTGATTTTCATCTAATACAATACTTAAAACTCTAACAGACTTAATTAAATTATATTGATTTATAGCATTTTTTACCCCAAAACCATTATTTAAATTGGTATTAAGGTTTCTATTTAATGCTGAAAATCCGTATCTGTTAGCCATTATTTTTCTCCTTTTAACTCATTCATTGCTGAGAGTAATTGTTCTTTTTCTTCATCAGAAATAGTTAATGCACCATCTGCTGTTTGAGTTTGCATAGCACGTTGAGCTAACGCGGCCATTTTAATTAATAAATCATCATTTTTAACACTTATTTCCATATATTCTTTAATTAATGGAACTACAAGAGTAGCATCACCAATTTCTGAAATAAGTGGTTTTAACTCGTTTATAAGAGCTGTGACTTGTTTATCTTTTTTCTGTTGGTTATTATAAATTTCCTCTAAAATATCAGAGAATTTTTTCTTACCAAATATTACACTATCAAATTGTGACATAAATATACAATTTTGTTTCTAATAAATATTGAAACTAGAAATTTGTATATCCGTGTTCTAAATAAAAGACATAGTTTTCTTTAAAGATATCGTAAAGCTGATTAGCTATTTTAGTTATTTTAGGTGTCTTTACATCAACTTGTTCACGGATATAAATGTAAAGGGCTTTTTTATTAAATACATCTAGATTTTCTCGTTTACGGAATAGTTCTAAAATTGCATCTGCTATTTGAGCATCATATTCTTTTGGAAAAATTTCAAAAATATTTTCAGTACAATAATTAGTAAATTCATCTATAAAACTAGACAATTTTTCATCATATGATCCTTCATCAATATTGTAAGAATGATTTTCATCTTCTTCTAAAACCTCAATGGGGGCAGTATCAACACGTTTTTTATAATTTTTCTGGTTTGAAAGAATTAAATAACGTTTTGCAATAGTTCCAAAATATGAATATGCTTTTGCACCTTTTGATTGATCATATAAGTGAATTTTAGAAAGAAGGAATGTAATTACTTCGTGTTGTAAATCTTCAATATTATCTACTTCTGTATAATAGAATTTAAAAGTGTGGATAATATTTTCGGTTAATTTAAAAAATCCATAGTGAATTCTTTCTCTATAAATTCTACTTCTTTCTTCGGAATCCTCAGTATGATTATATAATACAATAGCATCCTCAGTATCTTGAGTAAAGTATTGTACCCCTTTTTTCTTTTTCTTTACTACTACTTCCATTACTTTTCAACATTCTTAATGATGAAAGTATTTAGGATAGTCTGAATGCTTTGTATCTGTTGGAAGAAAAATCCTACTTCATCATCTGATTTAAAGCTGCCTTTGATATCTATTTCTTGGATTTTTTTATCGGCGGCTTCTATGGTTTGAGAAATTTTATTTAAATAGGTCATATATCCCGCGAGGATATCTTCCTGTTTTTCATTTTTTCGTAAGAGGTTAAAGGTCGTGTATCCAAGGATCACGACCAATATACCTAAAATTATTGTAAGTCCTATCATAAGTTATCTAATAAATTTTTAAGACCTTCATTTTTTAGTGAACCTAATGCTTTGGTTTGTTTACTATCTTTTGAAGGTTGTTTTTTATTTGATTCCAATGTAAAACCTTTTTTCTTAGTATCCAAGTTACCTTGTAGTTTAGGTAACCATTCACGTTCAAACTCAATACGAGCAGCCATTAAATCCGCCTGGTGGATTATAAATGGAAGAGAAGTACGTGGTTTTTGTTCGGGCATAAAAGCCATTAAATATTTCTCATTTGCTTTATCATATAAACCATCATGAGTTTGAATGGCAATCATTTCATTAAATGAATACTTAACATCATGTGCCTGGAGTAGATATAGTCCTCTATCAGGAACAGATGCAAATGGAACTTTAGTGTTGAACATATAATCTTCACCAAGTTTATCTTTACGCCATTGATCAGTTTGAGGAACATATGATTCTTCTTCCTCAGAACCCATTTTACCTAGATCATGATTAATAGCAGAGAATACAAGTTCCTCTTTAGTAAATGTATCCAAATCGGCACCCATTTCTCCCCATAATTTGTGAAGATGTAAAGCACAAGTTATAACACGATTAACATGTTCTACATAGCCCCCAGGAAAAGCATTATGGTATTCTTTTTTATGAGCAGCCGGCATCAAAATGATACGGTCTTCATATTTTTCATAAAATGCTTTAAGTGCTGTTTTGCGTGGTTCGGAAATATGGTCATCAATAAAACCAATAAAATCCAACCAATTTTGTTGAATTTGTTCTGCTGTTAGTTGCATAATTTAAAAACGATTAACTTCCCCCGGACCTAGAGGTTCTTGTTGAATAAATGATTTAGCATCATCAAGGGATTCACGAAGAGTAATCAATACTTCTTCTACTTGTTCTCTTGAACCCCCACGATTTAGGAACATATGTAGTTTCTCTACTTCTCCCTCGGCTCGCTCTAACCGTCTCATTATAATCTCTCTGTTTTTCATAACATTCTTTATTTTCTTTTTCTCTCGTATCCCCAATATAATATATGAATTCTGGGGTGCCAAGCTTAGTTTAAAAGTTCCTTAAGAAGATTTTGAATTTTTACAAGATGCGCACATTTTTCATATTCTTCAAATTCTTCAAAATATGAAATAGCGAATTTTACATAAGTAAGAAGATACTCATCTGCGTAATGTAATAAAGCATCTTGATGAGTGGAAACTTGAATGTCAATTTTTGAAATCCAAAACCAAGCTCTATTGTAGACTACAAATTCTCCGGCTTGTTCAACATCATAAAGGTCTAATTCCTCATCCATCTGGGAGAAGAAATTCATTACCTTTCTATTAAATGTTTTATGATTATGGATAAGTTTTTTAAACATACCTACCCAGAATAAGGGATGTTCTTTAAAGTCTAATAAGGCATCAGCCATTTTAGCTTTTTCAGGTAAAGATTCGGGCTCTTCACCATTGAATAATCCAAATATTTTATCTGCATCCACGCGCATAAATATCGTATATAACTTTTTTATAGCGCTTATATTAAACGACCAACAGGGGATCGCAGAACCACGCGCAAATTTTGTGATAATAAATATATGCGCTTATAGTGACTTTAACATCTCAATCATCTTAGGATGGGGATAGATGTCTACTTTATCAGGTCTAACTGAACAGTGAGTAAATACTCCTGCTTCTCCTTTATATGCTCTAGGAGTTAAATCCCAAATATCTTCGTTATATGTTAAAGGAATATTATATAATTCACCCCAATATATTAACAATTTTCTTGTAGATTCTATTTGAGCGTCTGTGTAGTTGTGATAAAATTTGTAACCTCTAAATGGCGTACTTAATTCACATACTTCTTCTTTTGGTACTTCACGTTTTACATAATTGTAAAATTTACCATCTTTAAGAGTTAATTGACCCCAATTACAAATTTCAATACCAATAGAATGTTTATCTAATTCTTTATATGGTAA